CGCTGCACCGTTGCACGAAAACAAGCGTCTCTTCTCGTTCTTTACCTGTGTTGGCGAAGACAAAAGCGAGTTCGTGGGTAGATGACCATTCATTCTTAATATGCCACGCCATGTAAGCGGAGGATCGCCCCCCTGAAAAGCTAACGAGCAGTTTTTGCATTTTTGTCCTCTTTCCGTTTGCGCTTCTTCGCCGCTTTTGACTTCGGTTTTGGCCTGTGCGACAGGACAACATCGGTTATCACGTTCAACACTTGCGGTATTTCTTTCATGCTGTAAGCCTTTCGTAAGTCAGATGCATGATTAAATAGTATACAAACCTGCTTTGTATGTCAAGTGCAATATCGCACTAAACTGTGGATAATCTGTGCAAATCTCATTTATCTCCAGTGTTTACGCGGGTGAAAATCTTTACCGGTGATCGTCTAGACGCTGCTGATGTGTGTGCGGGACAGGGGTGGGTTCAGCCAAATACTGCTTAGCGACCCGGAGCCTGGTTTCGAGGTCGTGCCGTTGCTTCGGGGTCACGTCCTGCGTGAGTTGGAGGGTGACGTTCTCGATCTCCTCCTGGTAGAATCTCGTGCTGTTGGGCTGGCCGGTCATTTGGTCTCATTTCTGTCCGGTTAATGGACTTTTCGGTTTGGGGCCTACAGCCAGATCAGCACTGCGACCGCTAAAATCATAATAGCGCACCTGGCTCTGCTTGTCAAGTCCGCCTGTGGAAAACTATGGCGCGGTGTCAGGACCGGGGTCAGCCGGTCGTGCTGAAAAGCGGAGGCTACCACGTCGTCTTCGCCGAGCCATGCGGCTTGCTGGACGGTCACTTGTGCCCCTCTTTCTGCCCGCAAACACACCGGGCGCTGACGCAGAGACTACATTTTCCCGCCAAGCAAGCCGTACACGTCCACTCCGGTTTTGCCGTGCGGGGTTTGGCCTTGGCCCGGAGAAAGCTGGACAAGGAGTGTGCGGCGTCCGCCAGGGAGTGAACAGATCGGCGGCTTAGCCTTGCCGGGGGTTGGATGAAGGAGCGAACTAGCACGATTCCGTATCCCCCGGAGCGTCTGGTTCGGCGGAGTCCACGAAATACTTGTAGATTGCCGCTACAAGTTCCTCGGCGGGGTCGGTGTTGCTGACCGAATACCCGTAGTCGCTTAGCACAGCCTGTGCGGCGTTGAAAGCCTCATCAGTCGCCTCGCGGACCTGCCCTTCGGTTAGTTCGTAGCAATTATGCAAGTTCCTCGCTTGCTCTGATAGACTCATTTCAAACCTCTTTCACCATTAGCCGTCCGTTATCTGGACGTTGCCCGCTCCCCGCGACTTGGACGCTGGTTGATTAGGGAGCATCCCAGGTTCCGCTGGGCCGGGTTTTACTTCTTGGCTTTCGCCGCCTTCTTCTGCGCGGCCTGGAGCCTCTTGGCAATTGCCTTGAGGTACATGAAGTGTCGCCTGTACTCCGCGATCTGCTCGATTGTGTAGCCTTCGGAGCGGCCTATGGCCGGTCCGTGTTCGAGCCAATAGGCGAAGTCGTGAACGCGACAGCCGATGGCGATCTGCGTAAGGGAGCAAAGCGAAAGGGGGTGCTTGGTTCCATACAGGAGAGGGGGGGTTGTTTCCCACGCATCGCCGAACACCCGCGCATCGCCGAACACCCCCGCATCGCCGGACACCTGCGCATCGCCGAACACCCGCGCATCGTCGAACACCCGCGCATCGTCGAACACCCACGCCTTGCCGGACACCTGCGCATCGCCGAACACCCACGCCTTGCCGGACACCTGCGCATCGCCGAACACCTGCGCATCGCCGAACACCCACGCATCGCCGGACACCTGCGCCTTGCCGGACACCTGCGCCTTGCCGGACACCCGCGCATCGTCGAACACCCACGCCTTGCCGGACACCTGCGCATCGCCGAACACCCGCGCATCGCCGAACACCCCCGCATCGCCGGACACCTGCGCATCGCCGAACACGATTGAGGTTGGATGAAGATAGGCCGAGTCTTCAACTGTGGCGGTTTTGTACACCCAACCCCCACCATTTTTGTGTTGACGCCAGTCTGCCGGTTTTGAGCCGTAGACGGCATCGAGTACGTTTTGAGGAACGGCCATACGCGCCGCCTTTCTAGTCCAGGTAATGGACTGGTTGATGGTTATCCGAGCCACTGCTTGGCCTTTACCGGCTTGACAGCGCCGCCGTTTGGCCCACACTCGCCCTTGATGTAGCCAATCCACCGGGCGCGGTTGAAGGCCGGGTTTTGCTCCGCGCAGAAGTCGGCCAGAGCGTAAACCAAGCGGGTCCAATCTTCGGCCCGCTGAGCCAGGATTGTTCCCTGACCGTTGAGGGGTTGAAGGCCGCGCACCTTGTCAGCCAGGGCGATAAAATCTTTCTTGGGCATTGCCATTGTGTCCTGCTTTCCGAGCAATTAGTAGTCGCTCAACCCCGCCGCGTGAAGGCTTGCTCTTGAGGTCATACCGGGTTACGCTCCCGGCGAACGGTTAGGCTAGACGTGTTCCAGGTCTTCAATGGCCGTTTCGCGGGACACACCGCGCCCGCCCGCAACTTCCATCCAGTCCGTGATCTTCCCGGCGCTATCAGCGGGAAAGACTAGGGTTTCAAACCCGCTAAACATGACGACTACCGAAGACACGACGAAGAACTCCTCGCCCTTCTTCACAAGGCACTGGCTGGCCCCCGTTCCAGACCTGGGCAACTCTCTTACAAATTCGACTTTCATGCCGCCTCAATTCTCGCCCATCCGGGCCGGGTTAAAAGTCCATTACCTGGACGCCGCGAGGAGTCAGTCCGTTTCCTCGTCTTCGTCTTCGGTGTCTTCGCCGGGGCAGTCCTCGAAGCACTTCCCCGTCTTGTTTTCCTCGTTCTCCGAGTCTTCCGCTTCAAAGCCCTCGTACAAGCGGCCACAATGCGGGCAGGCCCACTGGTAGGCTTCGATGATTTCTTTCCCGCAGTCTTCGCAGGTCAGACCATCGGCTCCCGCGTACTCCCCGGCTTCGTATGCGGACAGAGCGTGACCCATACTCTCGTGTCCGGCTTCGCCGCAAGCGCGACAGATCACTTCATCTTCCCGCGTGTAGGCAACGATTATCAACTGCTCTCCGCTTAGCATTTTACCCTTTCTCGACCCTCGCCAGCGGTTGGGCCGCCTGGGTCACTTTCCCGTTTTCCCGCCATACCGGGCGGGCGCGGGTTGGATTAGCTGGTTACGAGCGAGACGCGCCCTTCATCGTCCGCACCAAACTGCTCTTTGGCAAAGGCAATAGCCTCTTCCCTAGTTGCAAAGGTCTGGACGTTCTCCCACTCGTTGTCCATTCCCGGATCGAGGTTGGGCTGCTTGGGAACGTCCACATACCATTCGTTATACTCGTGCGCCATCGGCTCCCCTTTTCTGTCCATTATCTGGACGGTTTTGTATGGTACGAAACAACGGCTAGTAGTTCCGCCAGTCCTTGACGTTGGCGACATACAGCCGGTCGAATTCTTCCGCGTCTTCGTCATTCTCAGCGGCCAGTTGGAAACGGTAATCCGCAAGGTTCCTGTCTAGGTCCGAGGCCGAGCCGATGAAAGCGCCGCCCCCGTCTGATGCCGTGCTGCCGCAGATCACGAATCCATCGGAGGTAATGGACAAGCTGGTGAGCGTTCCGCCGCGCCCGTCCCGCACTCCGTAGTCATGGCCGATAATGGCCCTGATCAGAGCGGTCATTTTCGGCGAGAATCCGAGGTTGGTGGGGTTGATGCGCTCGGCGAAGTCCTCGACCGGGTTTTGAATCGGGGAAACTTCCGCCTTGCGGACTGTGACCGTTGCCAGGATGCTATTTGCGTAGACCTGGATGAACTGGTTGGAGTAGACCGCGACCACGAGGCCGTCTGAGGCAACCCGCCCCCAATCTTTCGTGTCGGCGTTGATGTGAATTATGTCTCCTGCCTTCATTGTGCGCCCCTTTCTTGAGGATGTGCTTAGCATAGCACGGTTAAAAATCGTTGTCAAGCCCAGGCCGTGGAAAACTCTGTCCGGGTAATGGACTAAATCGTGTCCGCCTCGAAGTGAAACCGGCCCCGGACGATAGTCAAGCGGTGGTCAAGGGCAAAGGCAGAAGCGGAGGATACGCCGTACTCGTGCGCGGCTTCGCTCCAATCCCGGAAAGTCAGGTTGTCTTCATTCAAACGCTCGCGTGCGGCCTGAATGTGAAACTGGACAGAAGCCAGCCGTGATTCCAGGGCCATAATTTCGCGCCCCAGGTTGTTAATCCGTGCTAGTTTTTGGTGGTCCATGTTGTCCTCCAATGATGCCGGTAAAAAGTGGCGGGAATCTACCGGCCCGCCGTCCGGGTAATGAACTACTCTTCGCCGTCTGCCGTTGCTCTCTCGGTTTTGAGAATCTTGCGCCCTTCCGCGTCCAAGGCGTCATACAGCAGGGAGTCGATCTCGCCGTTTTCATCTACCATCATTTCGTATGCGTGGAAGTCCTTCCGGGCGAAGAACTGGAAGAAAACAGACTCCACCAGGGTGCCGATCTGGTTTGCGTCCCACTTCAAAACGTCTTTCGGCCATGCCGTGAGGGAATTGTCATAGTAGGACGTGAACCCGTCATAGGACGTGAATTTGTCTCTGATCAGCTTGTCCAGCGCGGTTTTGTCCGCCAGCTTGTACAAGGCCCGCGCCGTGCGTTGCGAAACCGTGCAGAAAATTCGATCAGTTGTGAAGTTGTAGGAGCCGGGCGAAGTCAACTCCACAAACTTGTATGGAATCTTGATCTTCGCCGCGTCCGAGAGCAGCGCGAAGAACTGCCCCGCGTACTCTTGAGCATAGGCCAGATGGACTTTGGCCCAGTCGATGTGTTCCCAGGAGTCGCCCGCACTGGGCAAAGGGTCGCCGTTATTGTCCGAGAACATCTGCTCCAATTCGTTCTCGATCAGTGACTCGTGGTCCGATTCGTAAAATCCGGTAAAGGGAATCGTGGTTTCCATTGTTTCCTCCGCTCTCTGCTTTCCACCTGTCCGACTTGAGACGGACCATCGGCGCATTACGGGCTTACGCCCGGCTAGAATCTCTCCTCGGTGCGGAACGGAACGAAAGAAAGGGCCATCGTGAAAGTGTCAGAGTTCGGCCATCTGTCAATCCGGGCCTCAAACCCGCCGCACCTAACGGAAGCGTGGCCCTCGGTGCAATACTTCCCGTAAACCGCCGATTGAAGGACTTCCCGCGCCATATCCTTGAGCCGGTCGATGCCCGGAACCGCCGAGGGTTCCCGCATAGAATCTGACGAATACTGCCAGTTGACCCGTAACATGTGATCGTGTACCGGCTCAAAGTCGAACTGCGCCAGCACACCCTCGATTGCCCGCTGCGCCCTGATCTTGTCCATGTTTCGCGCCCTCCTGAGCGCCGTGAGACTGAGTGAGAAGTCCATTACCCGGACAGTTGCCCGGCTTCGTGCCGGATTATGGTCATAGACGGCTCTCTTGTTTCGGCGCGTCCAATGCCCTTTGGATGGTTGCGGAGCTTGCCTTTCGTCTTGCACGAGCAAACTTTGTGGCCGCAAGCAATACATTCACCACGAGCGTATCGCCTTGCGAGTTTTAGGCCAACGTCAATCATAGCCCCTCTTTTCTGGTCAATCGCGGTAGTCCGTTATCTGGACTGTTTACCACCGTAGACGCGGGTTGATAATCATTATGTCAAACTGGTTTGCGTCCGTGTAATGCCGTGGTTCGTGTGAATCGGGAATGAGCAAGACCTCTTCAAACCACCATCTGGCGGCTAGTTCTTCCACCATCCGGTTGTGTTCAGCGTCTCGGCTCCTGGCCCTGGCTCTAGCATCGCGCCGCGAGGCCCACGCATAAGCCAGTCGAACGAGTATAGCGAAGACTACCAGACCAGCAAGCCCCGCGAGTTTTACAGTTGAATCGTTCACTTTGTTCCTCCGCTCTCCGGCTTTCTCATCCCTAGCTTGAGATAGGGCAAAGGTGCGTTACGGCCTTGAGGCCGGTTACGTCTTGATCTTGCGTCGTGAGGTTCGCATGGAGAGCAGCCTTGCAATATCCTCCATGCGGTCAGGGAAAAGTGGCCCTAGTTCTCGCAAGTCACGATCATCGAAAACTCCGGCAATTCTCGCCGCTATTGCGTTTACAATCCGAGTGTCTGACATTTTCTTGCGCCCCCTTGCGCCGTGATACATCTTGATTGACGTTACACCTAACGATCAAACGTGTCAAGTGCTGGTTGTGGAAGTCCATTACCTGGACTAGTATCGTGCGGAGATAATAACTTGTGCGGGCGCCCACCAGAACTGATTTTCTCCGCACTTTGCCGTTATCGACTCCGCGCCGCCGTAGTCATTTTCGGTTTGAACTACAACCTCAGCACTCCGTAATTCTGCGGGCATTGTGTTTAGCTTGTCAATCAACTCCTGCACTGTCATTGTCTTGCGCCTCGATTCTGGTTGAAGTTAGTATCCGAGAAAAGCCTTGACTGCCTTGATGGACGGCCAGAGTTCCACGGCGGCCAGGTGCTTGCCGCCCGCCCGGTCGTAAACTACATCCTCGGCGAAGATGTGACCGTTTGAAATCCACGCTCTGAAACCGTGCTGCCGGATGATTACCACTAGCCTTGTCTTGCTCATTTTCTCCCTTTCTGCTCTCTTGCCAGTCACTATCTGTGACCTGAGAGCCTTTCCCGTTTGCCTACCATCGGATAGGCGCGGTTTGTATGGTACGAAACAACTTGCAATCAGGCCGCGATCATATCGACTAGCCCGCCGTCTTCGGAGGAGCAAGCGCCGCAAAGCAGGTTAGCTTCCGGTTTGGCCCAGGCGTTCGCTTCGCAATTGGGGCAAGTGTACTTGACCTTACTCTCGGCTTTCGCCGTGCGGACTATTGCCTTGCCTTTGGATTCCCAGGACAGCTTGATTCCCGTCTTGGCAAGTTTGGCCCAGGCCAGAGAGAAAACGCCTCCCTCGATGATGTAGTGCGACACTTTCTGGCCGGTTTCCTTGCCGTCAGGTTGCGCCGTATCCGAGGGATAGAGGCCCACATCCTTCATCTTCGAGGCCCACTCCTTGTTATGATAGCCCTTGCGGGCGGGCTTGCCTGACTCCTGCTGCCAAACGTGCGCTTGCTCGTGTACCAGAGTGGAAAGAATCTCTTCATCCGTGCGGTCCACGAAACAATCTGGATTCAGGGCCAATTCGTGCGCCTTGCCCTCGAAGCCGCGACCTGAGAATCTGTCCGGGCTAAAATAACCCCTTGCGCCTTTCTTGCGCTGCAAGGTAATCAGGCATTGCGGCAACTTCCCGGCAAATAGCTCCTGATTGAAGAAGTCGTAAGCCGTTTGCAGTGTGATATACTCCGCCGTGGTGATGGGTTGATTCATAGCTCCCTTTCTATGCGTATCGGCTTGAAACGATACCGCCGCATTAAAGGCACGCTGCGCCGTGCCTCACTCTGCGATTGTCCATTATCTGGACAGGTTTACTAGCGGAAGATAGCGCCCAAAGTGCCGTTGCCGCCCGCTGCCGCGATCTTCATTCCAACGGCCATGCCCTCTTCATAAGTCCGTATGAATGGCCAGTTTACCGGGACCGGCCAGCCCGCGAAGATCAGTCAGTGATAAAAACATGGGATTCCGGCACGACCACGACCAGCACAGATTCTTGCTTGTTGTGCGCTCTGATCGTTCGAGCTATTGCCGTGACTGTAGAGGCCGGAACGTCCAACAGTTCAATGATTAGAGAATCTTCCCGCTGCCCTTTCCACGAGCCGATGGTTTCCAGAACAGTGTAACCTGAGACGTGAGAATCGAGGGTAGCGTAAACGTCCTGTCTGTTCACGTCCTCAGTGTAGATGCGATACATGGTGTAACCCCTTTCCTATGAATTAAAATGCCGTGAAGATGCTGCTGTATCCTCAACTGAGAACAGCCAGCCATTGACGCGGATAAATTCCTGCCCGTCTGCATCCCAAGCCCGGAACGCATCATCAAAGTCGGTACCCGGCTTGACGAGCAAGAACAGGTCCATCGCTGCATTGGAAGCAACCACTTCCCGCGTGAATCCTTGTAATACCGCTGCATTGTCACCCATTGTCTTGTCTCCCTGTTGTGCTGCTCAACTGCTTACATATTCGAGACTGCGCTTATTACCGAGACGTGTCAAGCGGTCAGGCTGTGCAAAACTCAATCCAGCCAATGAATATGCGGTCGTAATTTATTTTCATTTGTCCGGGTAATGGACGGATCGCCCATTGTATCGTCAATCGTTATCTATAGCGAGTAGAGGCCAGCATACGCGCAAAGCGCACACCGCGCTGCCAGTTTTCTACGCCTGACTGCAATAGTCACACTGGCCTCGTAATCTCATAGCAAAGCACATAGGTCATGCCCGCACATTCTCTGTCATTCACCAAACGTATTGAACGGGTGCTAGTCGCTATAGCTGAGGATAAGAACGCAACTGTGCAAGAGAGATTAGACGCCACACGGCAACTGGTTGGAATCAAACGAGTTAAGCCCAAGCCGCGCAGGGTTGCGCCTAAGCTGTCTGGTACGGTTGAAGCGGCTCTAGGTACTAGGTAGATTGCTGCCTGAGTCGATGTATGGTGGTTACATGGCAAGCCAGCTTTACATTGGAAGCGCCTGACCAGCGAGCAGATCGTAGTGAAACCTGCCCATTACTAATGATCGTTAGCTAATCAAGTATTAGAATCAATAGCTTACAGCCAGACTGTGCCGTAGACGAGACAAGACAGAGCGAAGAACGGCGCAGCACAGTACAGCGCGACTGAGACTAGAGTGTTTAGAATCAATAGGATAGAGGGGACCCTGAGTGGTTTTTAGGTGGGGGTGGCCTTGCCCCCTTAGGGGTGCCGTGGGGAGGCTACGTGACCTAGTAAACCCCCTTCCTTCTTCTCAGATTCTGTTTTGAGGAGAAAAGTTGATTAAGTAGTAAACAGTTTCAAATCCTCTCGGTTCATAACCCCTTTAGAATTGAAAAGGGGTCTCCCAAAAACCGGCTTGGTACTTTGGGGCCCCTTGGGGGGCTTTTTCCAAACCAAAAGCAAATGTTGATTAAATAACCAACACCCAACCCCGAGGAAACCTGCGTGACTAATTTTACCCCCCAACAGATCGCAGACCAATGCCGGGTATCGGGTCCCAAACTACTCGGACTGCCTCCCGGTGTTGACGGAACCCAACTACTATGGGCTATGAGCGGGAACGAGTCGAGCTTTGGTGTTAATTGCGTTCCCCGGCACGAACCGGCCTTCGACTCGGGGGGTGTTTATGGCTCCGGTCCGGTAATGGCCCCCCTCCTGAAGAAGTACGGCTCTGCCGCAGCGTGCTCTTACGGTCCCTGGCAGATAATGTTTCCTAATTGCCCTCCCGGGTTCTCGCCCAAGGATATGTCCGATCTCGGGAAATGCGCTTCGGCCACGGTCGGGTTCCTGAACCACCTTTTGGCTCGGTGGAAGCCTTCAAGCCTGGCCGGAATTGGGGAGTGCTGGAACGCCGGACATCCGATGGTGAATCTTTCCCCCGGTGTCGCTTCCTACGTCCAAAAGCTGACGGCCAACTACCAAGTTCCGATGCCGGAGTAGTTATGCTCTTAATCTCCCTGTTGATTGTTTATGCCGCCGGTTGTGCCGTGTCCTTCTCTGTGATGACGGACGGCGTTAGGTGTTTATGGTTTTCCTCCGCTCTCTGGGCTTTGATGTAGCCGGTGTTCTGGGTGGCCTTTTTCTTGGGACGTTGTTTTAGCGAGTAGGAGACTGATGCCCAAGCCCGTTCCAATGCCGAGCAGTGTTAGGGTGGGGCCCCACGTTTATACTATTCTCCGAAAACCCGCCTCTTTCATGCCTAATGACCTCGGTCATTGCTCGACAAATGATCTTCAGATTTGTGTAAGAGCGAGACTACGGAAGTCCAAAGCCCGTGAAATTTTGTTGCACGAGTGCCTCCATGCTTGTACGCATCCTACTGTAGTGATGGGAGGAAAGTTGGATGATGAGGAGTTTGTGTTAGCCGTGTCTCCTGTTCTCCTCCAAGTATTGCAAGAAAATCCAAGTCTTATTGACTATCTTGTTGACCGCTGAGGAGAGTGTTGCGTGGGTGTCCCAATAAAACACCGTATCGAGGGTATCGAACTTCTGCCAAAAGAAGAACAGAAAAAACTCCGGAGCAAGATTCGAGGAGAAATATACAGGGCAACCCACCCCGAAGAAGTGAAAGCAAGGGCTCGGCATAGTTCAAGAAAGATTAAACTCCGGGATAATTTTAATCTTACCCTGGATCAATACGACGCAATACTGAGAAAACAGAAGGGAGCTTGCGCCTTGTGTGGGTTTGTTCCTTCTGGATCGGACACCCATCGGTCTGGTAAAAGCTTAGCCGTGGACCACGATCATATCACGGGGCAGGTACGCGGGTTGCTTTGCGATTTATGTAACCGTGGAATCGGGCAGCTTCACGACGACTCGACTCTTCTCAGAAAAGCAGCGAACTATGTCGAAGAGGCTTCTGTTCCCTTTTTTGTGCCTTGGGGAACGGAAGAGGTTGTCGAGAACCAAAACAGACCGAAGCCCTTGCCAATGGGCGGCTACGGACGATTAGAACTCCCCCTTCCAAAGATCATTGAATTGTACGATTCCGGTCGCGGTTTGTCGGCGAAAGAGATAGGGAAACTCTTTGGAACCACCCGAGAGACCATTTCAAGACGGCTTAAGCAAGCCGGGGTCCGAATGAATCCTCGTGGGGGCAAAAGAAGCCTGTGAAGGAAAAACCGCCGACCCCCAAAGAACTGTACCACCTTCTAAACTCCCGGTACTTCGGGGGAAGACTTCCCAAAGACCTTCGCGTCGGCTTCGACAAAAGATCATTTGCGGGAGGAAGAGCCAGAATGATCTTGGGGAGTACTTGGTCCGACCACGAAACGGGACGACCTATCCGGATTAGTCTCAACCCCCTGTACCGAAAGCAATCCCGGATTTGGATTGGGACTTTAATCCACGAGATGGTCCACGTACAACAGTGGAAGGTTCCCGAGGAACAAGCGCACGGGCGCAAGTTCCAAAAACGTATGAAGCAGTTGGCGGCCCTCGGGGCTTTCAACGGGTTGTGGTAGTCGTCCGGAAATGGACAAAGTGTTGTACAGTCTTCGTAGAGTAACAACGACCACTACGAGACGGAAGGAAAACAATGCAAATAGGAAAAGGCAAGCAAGGCGTAAACGTAGTTGAATACGGGCCGCACGAGGACCCCCTCGGATACATCGAACCCACGTGTGATAACCCTCAATGGATTCTTTGGTTTGACCTAAAAGGGGACGCGGTTCTTTACACAGAGCGCGAACCTGGCGGGGCTGTTGTTGGGGAACCAATCCGGCTCAAAGCAAAAGGTCGGACCCGAAGAGTATCCGGAGCGCCACAATCCTCCATTACTGGAAACATGGAAATAGGCCGGGCGACGATCAGAGGCGAAGAGTACCTCACCCTGAAGGTCGATAAAAAAGGCGGCACTCTGAAACACCTGTGGCCGGATGGAGACGCGAGCGACATTGTGTTTGGCAAAGAGGGAGACGGCCACGATTATGGTGGTCGAGACCCCGAACAGTGTGTGAACCTTGTGGGCAGAACACAAACAATCATTCTGGTCAATCGGGTAGACAGATCAGAAAAATAATTGTTGCACGTGGAACAACCTGTGGTATAATGGCTTTATTGAAACTGATCTGGAGTAGCATTAACCACCAGGCAGAGAAGGAAAATATGCAAATAGGTGTAGGAAAATCAGGCGTCAAAATAGGGGAGTATGCAAACGAGCAGGAAGGCTCGGGCATTCTCGGGTGGATTGAACCGGCTTGCAAGAATCCGCGTTGGATACTTTGGTTTGATTCTAAAGGAGATGGGTTTCTTTATGTGGACCGAGCAGACAATGGAGCCGTGCTTGGAGAACCCATCAAAGTTAAAGCGAGAGGTTCTAAATGCCTCTAGCCAAACCTTTGTATCTTACGGCAGATTTTTCTGATTTGACTCCCGACGAAATTATGCGGGCCAAAAGAAGCGTTGTTTTCCACGAATACAACCAATCTGAAAAGGGAAGAAGAAATAGTCGCAGTAATAGTTTGATGCACAACTTCGGGATTTCTGTTGAAGACTACGAGGCTCTGTTAAAAGCACAGGATGGAAAATGTGCAACACGCAAATCCGCCCAAAACGGGGACAGAGAAGCAAACACTTGCGCCTGAAGGAAGCCGATCAGAACCGAGAGGTTTGAACGTGGGAAATTTAATTAACAAAGCCGTACTCGTGCTTAATGCCTCGTTCGAACCAGTTAGCATTTGCCGGGCCAAGAACGCGATCAAGCTCCTGGTCAAAGGTGCGGCGGTCACGGAAGAAGACTACGGGGTTGCGGTTTATCCGGGAAATGGACAGAATCCTCCGATCCTGCTGCCGTGTGTGATCCGGCTGCGGAACTACAAAAAAATTCCGATCCGGATTTCGATTCTGACTCGGTCAAACATCTACGCCCGGGACAGGTATTTGTGTCAATACTGCGGGGCCAAAGAAGGCTCAACCCGGATTGTAAATGGGAAGCCGTGTAAAGTTGTCTTGACACTGGACCACATCCTGCCCGAATCTCGCGGGGGTGGCTTTTGGTGGGATAACCTTTGTGCGTGCTGCCGGGAATGCAATCGGAAGAAGGGCGACCGGACTCCGGACGAAGCGGGCATGAAGCTGCTGCACACCCCTGGTCGGTTGACGATCCATACGTCCCGTATGTTGCTGAGGCTTGTGGGGTTGGCTGAAGACGCCCGGTGGGCTCCTTACCTGTACTCTTCTTAGGGCTTGACAAACCGAACCCTCCTGTAGTACAATAATTTTGGTGGACACAGTTTGGCTGTTATAAGGGTTGACAAAACGCGCCGGACGGCAATCCTGCGTGGTACAAAACAACCGCCCTTGCCGGGGAATTCGGGGGCCTTGCGACATTCGGCAGCCATTTAGTTTTGAACGCAAGTTTTGAGCCGGTGCGGGCGTGATGCAACTAGGAAGACATCTGGGTCCTAAAAACCCGGTTCCTGCTGGTTCGAATCCAGCCGCCCGCACCAAGGACCGGAAGGTAAAGTTTTGGAACCAGTGGATTGCAAACCCACTTTAGTCGGCGAGACTCCGACACGGTCCTCCAAAGTTTCGAGTGATGATTATGTCGTTCACTATCACCACGAACGCTGTTGTTGTTCCGCCCGCTCCGCAGAGACTCTCTCAGTCGAGCGCGGTTCAGTTCTCAACCCCCGCCTAAAAGAGGGGCCCCAAGTACGCACGTCAACCCTGCGGGGAAATGATTTCGGACGCGGGTTCGACTCCCGCCGCCTCCACCATTGAGGGGGCGTCCAGGTTTCGACGGAACCAGTGAACCGTAGCTTCGTGCCGGGATGCTGTGGCCCACCGTAACGGGACACGGAAAACTAAACGCAGTTCCTTTCGAATTGCCAATGGCGGCTTAAGAACCGCCCGAGTCTGCCGGAACTTGGGAACAGAATCCGGCAAAGTTTTAGTTCCAAGATGGAACGGAATCGCCGTCGTACCCCAATTGGCAGAGGGGATATTCTGAGAAGATATTGAGTGGCGGTTCGAATCCGCTCGACGGCACCACGCGGTTGTGGCGGAATGGCAGACGCACCTGGCTCAGAACCAGACGCCGTAACAAGCGTAAGAGTTCGACTCTCTTCAACCGCACCAAGATTAGGAGGAAAGATGAAGCTCTGGGAAGTTGCAGCTTGCGTCGAGAACGAAGGCTTCGATTATGCCTTCCGGAATTACAGTGATTTTTCCGAAGTCAAGGACGAAGAGTTTCACAAACTTCGCCGGGCTTACGTCGAGGCTGCCGACGCTTTGTCTGAGTACGTCGGGTGTGACGAAGAGTAGCTTTGCCGATGTGGTGTAATTGGGAGCCACGCTAGATTCAAAACCTAGTCCTTCGGGGTAGGGGTTCGATCCCCCTCATCGGCACCAAGTTTGGAAGAGTGGCACAATTGGTACTGCACTGCTCTGCTAAGGCAGCGATACCTTCGGGTATTGGGAGTTCGAGTCTCCCCTCTTCCGCCATTTTGTCAAGTTTTGTGCAAGAAAAAGTAGGTAGTTTTTCCTTAATGGAAAGTAGACCGGGCAGGGCCTGGGCCCGCTTGGAAAGCGGTGCGATCCGCAAGGATTCAGATTCGAGTTCTGTACTTTCCGCCATTTTAGGAAGATGGCGGGCAAGGTGCCCAAACCGGCTCGAACCCGGTGCTGTCCAGATAATGGACAAGGTTTCGATACTTCATCTTCCGCCATGTTTGACGTGTGCCGCCGGTCGTCCCCTGTTCCTTATTCCCTTGTCAAAGGGTTGGAATATGACCCGGTTCCCCGAGCCCGGCTGGCCCTGACAAGCTCAGCAAGGTGTCGCGTAGAAGTCGGGGAGTTAAGTTTTGACGTTGTACCGCTAGCGGTCTGTAAGGCTCACCCTGGATTCGGGGTTACTGAACACACTTCCTCTGAACCGCTCAGAAAGTGAGGCCGCAGGGATTGCGGTAAGTTTTGGAGAGCACTGTTGATGGTGATACAGCCGGTCTTGAAAACCGGGGCTCCGCAAGGATGGCCGTTCGATTCGGCTGCTCTCCTCCACGCAAGTAAGGCACATACGGTTGGGTGCGCCAGACTGTAAATCTGGATTATCTTTGATGACATTGGGGGTTCGAATCCCTCTGCTTGCACCAGTTTTGTGGTATAATGTTTATACAGGGGCCCGTTGGTGTGGCATTCAGCCTCATAAGCTCGAATGAATAGCGGCGTTCGAATCGCCCTCCCTGAACCAATTTGAGGAAGCATGAATCTGGAAGAATGTATTTCTAATTATTACAGCAGACCATGTCCGCACAAGACTGCGTGGGACAAATACTGCGAACTTCATCCAGACAATGGACTTAATACCCCGGCAGCGGGAGATGTGATAAAATTCATCTCTTATAATCTGGAGTACAATCTTACGCGGGCGTAGCACAGCGGCAACTGCACCTCACTGTCCATGAGGATTTATTCGGGGGTTCGAGTCCCCTCGCTCGCGCCATTTTGATGTTGTACCCGCCGGTAGGCTTGTACAGGCTCCCCTCCGTCTCAAGGAGCTAATTGAGCACCCTTCTTCCGCGCTACTCGGATAGGGCGGCTGTGGTGAGCACAGCGAAGTCCAGTAACGAGACGGTTTGGAAACCGTGGGCAACCCCTCACCTTGATGGTTCCACCCGAGCGTGGTTAAGAAGGCTCGATTAGTGCTACTCCTGACCGCCGGGAAAGACCGGCAAAGTTTTGCCGCTTTCCTTCGGGATGTAAGTCGGCCATGTTTTGGCCTACTCTTCTAACGACAGGATGTGAGGTCCTCATCCTCACGATCAGGGTTTGACTCCCTGGTAGGCCGCCAAGTTAAACGGATGCAACACTCGGCAACGAGGGGAAGTTAAGCCTCATCGACAGTGGCGTAAGAAGTGTAGGGCCACCATCCGTTTTAGTTTTGGGGTTGAATGCAAAGTAGTCGAGCACCCTGCCCTTCACGCAGGCCCTAATGGATGCAAGCTCCATCAACCCTACCAAGTTTAATGTTCACCTGTAGTTCAATTGGCAGAACGCTCGGCTGTTAACCGAGAGGTTGGGGGATCGTGGCCCTCCGGGTGAGCCAAAATTTAATCGGGCATCGTTTAGTGCTAGGACATTCGGCTCTGACCCGAATGGCGGTGGTTGGATTCCATCTGCCCGAGCCAAGTTTAGGGGGTTGACCGATTGGTTTAGGTAAGGGTCTTTGAAGCCCTGAAGACTGGTTCAATTCCAGTACCCCCTGCCATTTTTGCGAAGGTCGTACAGCGGCTAGTACCTCGGATTGCCAGTCCGTAGACGCCAGTTCGAGTCTGGTCCTTCGCTCCAAGTTCGCGCAGTATCCAGAAAGGTGCCTGTCGAGGGTTGCAAACCTCGCCTTCTATGGAAGGTCTAAGCAGGTCGGAACGGCGCGATTAGTTTGCCGCAGGAGATGCGCACTCCGAGGTTGGCCGCCCTACCACGCGGTTCGTAAAAGCCGGGGAAGCATCCGGCCCTCAAGCGGCAATGTTTCGTCCAGATAATGGACAACGCCTGGTTAGGTCAGTGCTAGACTTTCGCCTTCGTACCGCGAAGACCGGGGTTGAATTCCCCGACCGGGCTCCAAGCCGATGTGGTTCAACGCTACAACGCTGACCTGGTACGTCAGAAATAGGGGTTGAACTCCCCTCGTCGGCTCCACAAAGTTTTTCTGAAATAGTTGTTGACAAGCTGAAGACTGCTGTGGTACAATGTCTTTAGTTGAGATTTGCGCCTGAAGAATACCAGAAGATTCGCCCGGCCTGTACCCGGGAGAAGGCAGTTTGAATCTGTCCGGGCGCTCCACACAGGCGACACCTGCCTGGTTCTACCAAACGAAGTGGTCTGACTTTTCTGCCGGGTTTCAGAGTAAACCTTGCTTCAAGATTCGTCCAGGTAATGGACAACAAGTCCTACACCGGGTACCCCCTAGAAATAGGGTGCAGTGAAAAGTTGATCGTGGGCCTAGCCCTTTAGCTGGCCAGCAGATCAGCCTAAAGCTCGGAAAATTTTGGGTCGGAAGCCAAACGGTGCGGCGGTGGTCTGTGAATCCACTCTCTAGGACGTTCAACTCGTCCCCTTCCCTCCAAGCAGCCAGAAGAATCCGGTTCGAGTCCGGACTAGGCCCGGGTAAAACCACCTAGTAGCTTTGGGTAAAGCGTCTGGCGAGAAGCGCCGAGAAACGGGAGTTCGACTCTCCCTGGAATATGCGGTGAGTTCCGCACCATCATCTAAGGTAGGACCTCGGCGTAAGTTTGAAATGTGGGGAAGTAGTGGTAATGGGAGCACGACTGGTCTGCACCCAGTAGGTAGGAGTTCGATTCTCCTCTTTTCCACCAAATGTAAACCATCATGGGGCCGGGCGCGATCCGGTGGCTGACAACAGGCTCCACCAAGTTTGAGGAGTAAGTTGTGTCCCGAACGATTAACACGATGCCTTGGAAGATACAGGAAGCGACTCGTGAGGCGTGGCGCAAACTCTGTGGTTATCCTGGCGCTTATGGTGGAGCATGGCCGGGGCGTAAATCCTGGGCAAAGATCAGGAATCGCAAGTATCGACGTGCTGCAACGGCAGCAGTCGCGCAGGAGAAAGAAATGCCTGCTGTGAAAAAGACTGTGGCATGGGATATTTGGTAGTGGTTTAACAATGGGCCAGTACTTTCAGATGGATGCAAGCGTCTGCGCGAGGAATCAAGCCCCTCCTGGTCCACCAAAGCTGAGAACCGCGACACCTGCGGCAGCAGTCTCCCGTTGATCGCCTGGGGCTGAGTGGAGTGACGGCGGGGAGAGACCACGCACAGTTTTGCGGATTGAGCTAGTCTGGTGATTTAGCGTTCGCCTGAAGAGCGAAAGAACAGCGTTCGATTCGCTGAATCCGCACCATGTTTTATCAGGGTGTAGTGTAGAGGTTGTGCATCCAAGTCTGGGAGACTTGTGGAGTGGGTTCGATTTCCCACCGCCCTGACCACCTGGGAGTAGTGTAGAAGAAACATCCAAGCTCTGGAAGCTTGTGTCGGGATAGCATAATTCCCCTCCCAGACCAATTTATCAGTGGGTAGTGTAGCCTAGTAACCTCCGTGCTCCGGAAGCACGTGTCCCGGAAGCGGAGCCCGGCCCGCTGACCATATTAAGCAGTGCGTGGGGTAGTGGTCGCCTCCGAGCCTCGGATGCTCGTGGAAATCGTTCGATTCGATTCGCGCTGAGTCCGGTTCGTATAACGTATAAGACACGAAGCTACGAACTTCGAGACAGAGGTTAGACTCCTCTACCGGGCACCAGTTTTACGGGAGATTAAGCTCAATGTCAAACTGTCCGTCTCCAAAACGGAACTTGTAGGTTAAAATCCTACATCTCCTGCCATTTTGAATGTACTCGTTTTGAGTACAAATGTACGCAGTTTGCGTAAGCCGCGCACCAAAGGTTGGACGAGTCTCTCATAAGGACTTCGGAGTTAGCTTTCGATTAGCTCGTGCGGCACCAAGACAACACAAGGAGAATACGTGGCAAACGCAATGGTAGGCACCGACAAACCGGACTCCAAAACACCGCAGACCACTAAGCAGAAAGTAGGGTCCGCCGTCGGGGCCGTGGGCTCTGCTATGCAGGCCGCTGAAGCCAAGAACGCCGCTGCTCGCGCAGCAACAACAGACGATCTACAAGCGAATACAAGGCAAGCCCCGGGCCCCAGCTACACCCCGAGCCTGCCGACTCCCAATTTTAGCAAAGCGTCTCCCGCTACTTTTCACAAAGGCGGCACGGTGAAAAAGGGAGGAATAGCCTTGGTCAAGAAGGGCGAGTTGTACATGCCGCCCGCGAAGGTTGCACAGTTGAAGAAGGATATTGTCCGGTTAATGGACAAAAGTTTTGGGCGATAGCATCGGTGTGCGGCTGGGCTTTATATCCCCGGGAGAGCGCCTCGAATAGCGCAACGGCAGGGTTCGACCCCCTGGTCGCCTACCACGGGTTGCAAGCTTTGATGGTTTGAAGCAGTCGGTTCTTACCCGACAGAGCAGGATTCGAGTTCCTGGCGACCCACCATTTTGGAGGACGTTATGACAAGTCGAAAATCCGAGGACGACAAACGTTGCCTCGTGAGTGTGATGGCTGGCATAACGGCCTTTTAAGCCGATTGGACAGGGTTCAATTCCCTGGCGAGGCACCAAATTTTGACCCCATAGCTCAAGGGAAGAGAGCAACGGCTTCTATTCGTTAGATTCCGGTTTGACTCCGGATGGGGTTTCCATTTCGCCGACTTAGCTCAATGCACAGAGCCCTTCGGTCCTAACGAAGTTGATGCGGGTTGAAGTCCCGTGGTCGGTTCCAGTTTGCGCGTATAGTTCAACGGACAGAACTCGACCCTCCGAAGGTCAGAATGTCGGCTCGATTCCGGCTACGCGCCCCATTTCTGTGGTCGTAGATTAGCGGCTAAATCGGCTGGCCTACACCCAGTTCACCGCAGGTTCGAGTCCTGCCGACCACACCATTTACGGGCGACTCGTCCAATGTTAGGACGCACCCTCGATAGGGGTGTCATTGTGGTTAGATTCCACAGTCGCCTACCAAGTTTCATGCGGAAGTCGCTCAGTGGTAGAGCCGTTGCCTTCCAAGCAACTGTCTTTGACATGCGGGTTCGAATCCCGTCTTCCGCTCCATTCTGGAGAAGTATGCCCTCTGACCCCGCCTATCATCGCGCCCACTACGAGGAAAACAAAGAGGACTATTTACAAAAGAATAAACAGTATAAAAGGGTTTTTGAAGCCCTTTTGGTCCTTTTGAAAAACAGACCCTGCCTGGATTGTGGGGGAAAATTCCCCTCTTGTGCTATGGATTTTGACCACATCGACGGGGACAAAGTTATGAATATAGCCTCAATAGTCAGGCGCTGCACTCCTGCGGCTCTGGTTTCTGAGCTTAAAAAGTGCGAATTAGTTTGTGCCAATTGCCACAGAATAAGAACCATTTCTCGTTTGGAAAAAGACGAGCCGACGCTGACCCTATCCGAACTCTGGGATATTTTCTCCGCCCGAAAGAAATGGTACGACAGAGAAGTCTGGCAAGAGCTTTTCCAAATGGTAGGTGCCGAGCTTCCTCCTCTTCCGGAGAAGCCAAAAAGAGCCCCCAGAAACATTAGAAAAGTGGGTCCAGAAGGAACCTCCTGGTGTAGCACACACAAAAGTTTTATCTCCCTTTCTAGTTTCGAAAGAAATGCTTCTCGTTGGAACGGGCTGCAAGGTCAATGTATTGATTGCAGAAAGAAAGCTCCTTCGAGGAGACCAAAGAAGAAACAAAAAGTTTTAGTCCGGGTAATGGACTAATCGCCGATCCGAGCCAGAGCGCCGGAATCCCAGAGAGCCAAAAATGACAGATGAATCCAAAATCGTCGCGGAACTGCGCGTGAAGAGTTGTGTGGTTGGCCGATTCCCCAAGCCCCCCAAAAAGGCATTGCCTTATTGGAACGAGAAAACTGAAGAGGTTTGGGAGATCAAAGCCGAAGGGATTTGGAAATCAGAAATTCCGTATCCTATTTCCCTCCACTTTACCACTCCTCCCGGACATCCCGTTCTTCCTTCCATCGGAAAACTCAAGATCACAATCGAGGCTCTTTAGCCTCCAAAGGACAAACATCATGGCTCGTCAAGACACAGTTGCAGGCTTCCCCAATTTTAACTACTCGCAGGTGATCGCGGTAACCTCCGAAACTCCGCTTCTCGCCCCCACCGCCGCTGGAGTATCTCCCTACTTCCCTTCCCCCGAATTTCCGCTTTCGACTTCGACCTACCCGTCCGGCGTATATGTTGGTGTTTCGTCTGACATCGCGGGCGGCGCTTTCGACGGTCATCTGTTCGAGGTTGTTCTGGCTTTCACCGCGTCAAGCACGGCGACAACCAACCTGTTGGTTAACCTGTACAATGCCAAGGCATCGACATTCGCGGGCGGCCCAGCAGCCACGGGATACACCCTGGGTACTCTCAGCACGGGCTGTACCAAGGTTGTTACGGGCACGGCGACCGCGAACCTGACTTCGAGCGTTACTGTCAACTACGTGATGAAGACCCAGTTCCTGTGGGACAGTCTTACCAAGATTCTGTCTTGGGCTGGAACTTCTCAGTATCAGAACGGTGTGTTGATTTCCAACGCGGCAAATGCCAACGCCACTTCCGTTGCCGTTACCGACCTGAACTTCATTCCGTCCTTCACGTTGGCGTCCGCAGCTACGACGACAATCAACTTCAAGGAGTTTTGCATTAACCGGATATAAAATCAACAACTTATGGGGGCCTTCGGGCCCCTACAAGGAGATCAATATGGAAGCCATGCTTTGGGTACTCGTTGTGGTTTTCGTCTTGACGGTGATTTTCGCTGCTGATCGGCAGTTGTGGATCAAGGAAATCGAAAAGGACCTGAAAGAATTCTTGGGCGATTCATTGGTTGCCCGAGACGCCGCAGAAAAATCAATAAAGGTTTACTACCAGGCGCAGGTTGCTGCTATCAAAGTTCTAATCAGAAAACACTTCAAGTTGTAAAGGAACCTAATGAGCAAGAAGACCGGCTACTATGTCTATGCTTATTTACGTTCTAAATCTTCGGAGTACGGCGAAGAGGGTTCTCCGTATTACGTAGGCAAAGGCAAGTTTCGATCTTCCGAAACCAAAGAAAAGCAACGGATCGCTAAATTGGGCAAGCCTTTGTCTGAAAATCATAGAGCCAACGTCAGCGAAGCTGTTACTGCGTCTTGGGTAAAACGGCGCGAGAAATATGGAAGCAACGGGCGGGGCGCGAAACTTGCTTCTTCCGTACAAGGAGTAATTCTTTGAACTCACTTACAACACAACCAATGATTTTGGATTCTGACATTACAACCTGGCGAAACAGCGCAGTTGTTTCCGGTGCTGGCTACACCACGGGAATCCGGGTCCAAAAACTTCTACTCATTGTCGGGGCGAGCGCGGCCAGTGTAGGAACGGTAGCGATTACCGCACCCTCTGATAGTGCTCCGCTATATCCCGTAATGTCAGTTGCAGCTTCAACAGCCGCCAATACGGAATTGTTTCTCGACAGCCCGACTGATACAACAGGTGCTTTGACTTGGCGCGACTTTGCTGTAACGGGACTGACGGCAACGGGAACAAAACTCTGGATTTGGTGGACGGTCTAATTAAATGAAGAAACTCCTTTTTCTCGCCGCGCTCATGTTGTCCATTACCTGGACAGCCTCGGCACAACTGCCGGTGAACAACCAAGTTATCTATGTCCCAGTCGCCCCCTCGGGAGCGTGCCCCGCTTCTCCCCCTATTGAAGTTGTGATCTCTACAGGGGTTGTGTATACTTGCAATAACGGCACCTGGGCAGCAACAAGTTACTCACTGCCCACGGCAACCAGCAGTGTACTGGGCGGCGTGATGCCGGATGGGACTACGATACTCAATACAGCAGGCGTGATCTCGGCGACGCCAGCGAGTATCGGCGCTCAAGTCAACCTTGGCGCAACGCAGACAGGGGCCATCGGGGCTAGTGGTACGGCCACTTTCCCAGGTACCGTCGCGGCTGGCACTATAACACCTACGACCATAGGATCAAACGGTGTTTTGTTAAATGGGGTTCCTGCTCTCCAGTCGCAGGCATCGCTCAATAACTACTACTCCGGTGGAGCGGGCAATCTGACTGGCACCGGCGCCTACAACTCCGCGCAGGGGTTTG